CCGCGCCTCTGGGAGCGCGGATACGTCATTGTTCAATTCTATCGACAATGCGTTTGTGGCATACTCCGCTTTCCGCAATGCTGGCAATAAAACCGACGAGGCGTATGCCGCCCTCGGCTTGTATGGTGGTGATGACGGCATCACCCCTGATATCGGCACCCTAGTCTATGATGGGACCGCTGCCGATCTCCAGCTTCGCCTTAAAGCCACCGTACATCCAGCGCATGCGCGCACCAGTATGTTGGGCCGGATTTATCCCGCCCCTGCTGACGGCCCACAAAACATGGCCGATTTGCCCCGACAGTTGGCAAAGTTGCATGTGTGCGCCTCTCGTGACCCCCAGGTGTGGAAAACCATCGTCGCTGATCGTGCGCGTGGCATCCTCGCCTGGGATCCTGACACTCCTGTCCTCAGCCATTGGGCGCGCCTAGCGTTGCGCACCCATGATGCTACGGCGCCCATCCGGGATCGTGAGGCGGAGTTTAAGGTCAACCAGATGGCTGCGTCCCTGGCTGATGGTCACATCATCGACACTCCTTGTGAACGAGTTATGTATGCCGAGGCGGCCACAAGCCTTGGGCTCCCTGAGTTTCAGATTCGGGAGTACTGCGCGATGCTCGACGCAGCCACCACATTCGTCTACCCGCCATTGCACATCCCACCCCCGCCTGTTCTTACGCCGGGGGTGGCTATGGGCAACCAGTACATTCAACCTGGCCCCACCCTGGGCCAGGCTGCTATGCTGGCTGCTGCCACTGACTCCAAGCGTGCCCCATTAGGGTGGCGTTGCACGCATTCTGATGACATCGTGTTTCCCATTGTCATTGAGCCAACTGGCCGGCCACAGCCTCGCGAGACGAAAACCCTCGCCGCTGCTCAACCGTCGATTGTCACCACGAAACGTGTGACCGTTGAGGCTATCATAGCTGGCGCCGTCAAACCTGCCGGCCTTGTTAGTTGGGCGTTTTCTGCGCTCAAGCCATGCGTTGATTGTTCTGGACCATTGACAATCACTCCCGCTCAGTTGTTGCGCATTTCGCATATGCCAAAAGCAGTCCCGCCCAAACGTTGCAAGAAGTGCAAGGGCGAGCAACAGAAACGAATTGCAGCACACGCAGCGGCAAGCCCGGGGCTTTAAATTGCCGGTTCGACTCCGGCTCCCGATAGTTAAC